CCACCATCGGGTGCTCAACTGTGAATTTTTACGACTGGCTGATGCGGCAGGCGCATCGCAACGATGATGTTGGCACCCTTGCCGACTACGCCCACGACAACCCGGCCTTCCCTCGCACACGACGGCTCTACATCCTCCTCAAATCCACCAACAACCCCATTCTCCGCTCATGCATTAAGACCGCTCACCGTGAATGGAGGAAATCACGATGAGCACCCCAGTCCAAGAAGCTGCCAAACTCTACATCAGCAAACACTGGCAGGTGGTTCCACTCGCCGCCGGAAGCAAAGTCTGCAAGGACGAGGGCTGGAAGAACCTGGTCTTCCGACCCGAGGACTTTCGTGACGACGACAACATCGGCATCCGCTCGGTCAATGGCCTCATCGTAATCGACGAGGATTGTGCAGAGGCAATTGCCTGCGCTGATGTGTTCTTTCCTCCAACTGGCGCGATCTATGGTCGAGAATCGAAGCCACGTAGCAAAAGACTCTACGTGTCTACCTTCGAGAAGACCATTGCCTTCAAAGACACCGAGATCGGCACCACGATCATTGAAATCCGGGCCCAGCACCAGGACATGGCTCCACCGAGCTACCACCCCGACAGTGAGCTCTTGATGTGGGTTGAACCCCTTGGCGATGCGAGCCCTGTGGACGCGGCGACCTTACTACGCGCCGCGCGTTTGACCGCCACATGCTCTCTTGTGTCCCGCTACTACAACCCTCCCGGCAGTCGCCACGACTGGTGTCTGGCGCTCAGCGGCGTGCTGCGGTCCCTCGATATCACCCAGGATGAGTGCGTCAAGATCCTGAAGTGCGCAGCCCAGTGGGCTAACGACGACAAGATCAGCGACCGAGTGCTCGAGGTGCGGTCTACTTACGAGCGACCCGACGACGACCCGATGATGGGCCCCAGAGTGTTTAGGAATTCTAGTGACCATGGAAAAGCCATGATCACTAGCCTCTCTCGCATCTGGGGCGCAGCCTCAGGTGCGTTTCTCATGGATGAGAAGGGCGAACGCATCCTGGCCAACAACCAGGAGAACATTCGTCGGGCACTGAAAAAGCTCGAAGTGGGGTTATCATTCAACGTCTTCGCCCAGAAGCCGATTGTGTTCTACGAGAAATATAATGGCACCATGAACGACGTGGTCGTGAACCGCATCTGGCTCGAAATCGACAGTAAGTTCCACTTCCGTCCCACAAAAGATTTTTTCTTCGATGTCCTTCAGGACATCTCTCATCTGAATCCCTTCCACCCAGTGCTTGATTATCTTCGTGGAGTAGAGTGGGATGGCCTCCCTCGAGTGAATGAGTGGTTGATCAAATCAGCTGGGGCCCATGACAGTGAGTATACCAGAGCAGTCTCTGCTCTGGTATTAATCGCCGCCGTTCGTCGTGTGACGAAACCTGGCTGTAAGTTTGATGAAATGCTCGTCCTCGAGTCGGGCCAGCAAGGTCTGATGAAGTCCACTGCAATCCAGACGCTCTGTCCTGAACACACCTGGTTCTCAGATGATTTGCCGCTGAACGTGGATGCGAAGCAGATTGTCGAAAGAACCCTCGGCAAGTGGATTATCGAAGCATCTGATCTCTCAGGGATGCGCCCAGCGTCTGTTGAGCATCTCAAAGGGATGCTTAGCAGACAAGTGGATGGCCCAGTGAGGCTTGCGTATGGACGTCTACCAATCGAACAGAGACGGCAATTTATCATCATTGGCACTACCAACAACCACGTATACCTGACCGACTCGACCGGGAACCGACGCTTCTGGCCTGTGCGAGTGGAGAAGTTCGACATCGACTGGCTTCGGGCAAATCGGGACCAGATGTGGGCTGAAGCGTTCTCGAGGGAACAAAAGGGGGAGTCCATTCGTCTGAAGCCGGAGCTCTACAAGTATGCTGAGATGCAGCAGGAACGTCGTCGTGGTGGCGATCCGTGGGAAGAAGTCCTCGGCAACCACTACCATGAAGAATACTATCGAGTCACTCCGGCCGAAGTCTGGTCCATCCTCGGTATCCCCGTAGAGCGGCAGGATGAGCGCTCACAGCTGCGCATCTCACGTGTCATGCAGGGACTGGGGTTCAAACGCATCTCCGTGAAGGATCCTGAGAAGAAGGTGATACGTGGATGGGGTAAAGGCAGCAAGCTGCTGGACGAATTCCCCAGCCGTTACGACGAGTGATCTCCACTCTGGCATGTGGGTAAGCGAAATTATCTTCGAGTGGAGTCACTCGGAGTAACGCGCCGAGGGCCGGTAACGGGCGACCCGTTACTGCGGAAGTGCTGGAGATACCGAGGGTTAGGTGGTTAGTAACGCCGGTAACGGGTAACGCGGATTTCGACGTTTAGAAATGCGCTAGTAGGAAGCTCCTACCGAGTGTCTCCAGAGGGTATATCCGGCTTTTACCTTGAATAATTTCTAAAGGTTTAGAAGAGAGTTACTACCATTACTAGCGTTACCTTGTGTAAAAACGTAAACTTTTACCGTTACGGCCTTACTATTAGCGTTACCCTCGAGTCGAATATCGGTGCCATCCAAAGTGTCTCCATAGTATTCTCATGGTGAAGCAAGGGAATTTACTCCACTCGGTAATAGATCGGCTTGCCTTTCGCAACCTACTGGCGTAAGATCTCGTCCTGTCCCTTCTATGCATCTGGAAACTTCTCTTGAATCTTTCGAGACCACTGTGCAGGTGTGTGGTCGTTTCCCTCTGGTCCTTCAGCCTGGATCGGGTGGATTTTATGGATACCTCCACACAGCCAGTTCGAAGAACGCTGCATGCTTCTACCAGTTGGTGAAAGACCTGCCGACTGGGATGAGTGTCGTGGAGCACTTCGGCGGCGTCGGAATGTTCACCACAATCATTCAGAACATTCTCAAACCCTCGAGTCATCTGGCCATGGACCTTGACAAGGACTGCGCAATGCAGCTGCGTTCGTTGCTGGGCGAAGAGTATTCGTCCCAGATGGACGCAAAAGAGGGAATGGGAAAGTGGAAGGCTGATCTTATCGTCTGTGACTTCCCGAATTACTCCATCAAGCAGATCGACCAGTGGCCATGGGATCGGGTCTTTGCTCAGAACCCTCGCTACGTGGTCTGGTCCGATGTGGCACTGCGGCGTCTCGGCCTGCATCGTGCGTTCTACTCGAGAATCTTCGGCAGCGACATCTATTCACACGAAGATTATGTGCATGCGGCGTCGCGTGAGATGTTCCGGCGCTACGGTTACACGATCCGTCGTGAGTTCCACCATGTGTATTCATATTGCATCGCGGAGCCTGGTGATGGAACGCCGACGATTACTCACATCCGAGACGCTGCATGAAGACTCCTTGTGAGAATGGTGACTGCGCTGCCCGGACATCGGACCCACTCGAGTGGTGCCCACGATGTCTGCCGGTGGTGCAGTGCCCGGCTTGCAAGACAAGACCGGCTGTTGATCCTCCTGAAGGACGGATGTTTTGCACTCAATGCGAGACTCTGGTCCTGAAGCCTCTCACTCCGAAAGAACAGACCTTCGTTGCAGAATACCTCGTAGACCATGTTGGATGGAAGGCCGCAGTGCGTGCAGGCTACAGCGAGAACGGGGCCACCTCGTATGCTGCGCTCATCCTCGCTCGTCCTCATGTCCAAGCTGCATATCAGAAAGCTCTTCAGCAGCGTCTGTCGAGAGTCGGCATTACGGCTGACACGGTCATGCAGGAGATGTCTCTGCTTGCTTTGTCGAGCATCGACCACTATCTCATCGATGACCATGGGCAAGTGAAGCTCGCTGAGGGTGCGCCGGAAGGCGCGATGCGAGCGATCCAGTCGATCAAGAGGAAGATCGTTCCTGTGAAGAGTGGTGGGGTCTCCTACGAGGTGGAGATCAAGCTCTGGGACAAGCCTACTCCTCTGAAGCTCATGGGCAAGCAAGTGCAGCTGTTCCCCGACAAGGTCGAAGTCACTGGCAAGGGTGGTGGGCCTGTTGAGACCCTTACGAAGATCGAGCGAGTTATCGTGAAACCGGGAGACAAGAAGGAATGACCCCGAATCGTCGGAAGATGACCATCGGTCAGTGGCTCCCTTATCTTGGGCTGGTGCTTGTTGTGGGTGGATGGCTGCGCACTTACTGGATCGACCAGTATGAGCACGAGCACCAGACCCGAATCATTGAGCATCTCACTGAGCAAGTGCGAGTCTTGAACGTCGTGACTTACAGTGTGCACCCCGAGTGGAGAGACTCGGTGCTGGCGGCGGAACGATGAAGTCCCAGCTGGTCGGCGATCGTCTATGGCTGCTGGCGCGATCAATCGTCCGTTCGACGATGGTCGCAAGATGATTTACATCACGAAGAAGTATCCGTCCCATGACGACTAATGGGCCGCACACTCTCGATCGAAACGCCCGAAGTCTTCCTTCCCTTCACACAGAAGAGTCGTTACAAAGGCGCATTCGGCGGACGAGGAGGGATGAAGTCCCACCAGTTCGCCGGCATGGTCGTGGAAGAGTGCTTGGCGGAACCAGGGACGAAGGTCGTCTGCATCCGAGAGATTCAGAAGTCCCTCGAACACAGTGTCAAGTCCCTTGTCGAAGACAAGATTCGTTCATGGGGAGTGGAGAAACAATTTCGCATCCTCACGACACACATCGAGACGCCAGGTGAAGGTGTCATCATCTTCAACGGCATGCAGAACCACACAGCCGACTCCATCAAGTCGCTCAATGGGTTCCGCATCGCGTGGATCGAAGAGGCCCAGTCCCTCAGTCAGCGATCCCTCGATCTGCTTCGTCCCACCATCTTTCGCATCCCCAACAGCGAGATCTGGGCATCATGGAACCCACGGTTCCCCACTGATCCCATCGACGCGCTCCTTCGTGGCAAGGATGTTCCTCCCGATGCGATTGTCATTCGGTCGTCATTCGAAGACAATCCGTGGTTTCCTCCTGGGCTCCAGCGAGAAATGGAGTATGATCGTCGGGTGGATAACGAGAAGTATCTCCATGTGTGGGAAGGTGGGTATGAGACCCACAGCCAGTCGAGAGTGTTTAAGAACTGGAAAGTCGAAGAGTTCGAGACTCCCAAGGATGCTGTATTCCTCTTTGGTGGAGACTGGGGCTACTCTATTGATCCTAACGTCCTTGTGCGTATGTGGCTCGGCCCTGATCCTGGGCCTGGAGCTCATCGCAAACTCTACATCGACCAGGAAGTCTACATGGTCGGTTGCGAGATCGACTGGACACCAGCCCTCTTCGATACTCTGGCAAACGAGAAGTCGCCCACTTGGCCGTTGGACCAGAAGCCTGGGATGGCGCGCAACTGGCCAATCATCGCAGACAGTGCTCGACCTGAGACCATCTCCTATCTTCAGCGCCATGGGTATTCTCGACTCGAGGCAGCGAAGAAGGGACCAGACTCAGTCAAAGAGGGTATCATCTTCATCCAGGGATTCGAGATTATCATTCACCCTCGATGTAGACACACGAAGGACGAGTTCACCCACTACAACTACGTGGTGGATAAGTTGACCGGCCTTGTGACGAACGTGCTCGAGGACAAGAAGAACCATGTGATCGACTCGGTGCGCTATGCACTCGAGAAGCTTCGTGGTGGGAACATGCGAGTGCGCCAGGCACTCTGGGGAGGATGAGATGAAAGACTCCATGGGATTCAGTCAGGCTCTGTGGGAAGTTTCGTCTCTGATTCTCATGCGACCCGATCTGAAATCGGCGAAGGTCGTCATATCGAAGAAGTCATCAGTGACGGCCACTCGTCACAAGAAGGACAAGCGCACTCCACTCGTTACTCCTACTGGGCAAGCACTGTGCTACGTCGATGGTGGCACGAATCCAGTTCAGAATTATAGCATCACCTACGTACAGCAGTGAGGTTCCCACATGCCTGTCCACACTCCACGTAAAGACTTCGAAGCCTTCTGCGCCAAGTGGTGCCGACTGCGGGACACTTACAATGGCCGCGATGCGGTGCTGGATGCGGGTGAGAAGTATCTGCCATCGCTCCCGGGAGCTTCGACTGGGGGCAACAAAGCCTACAGGGAGCGTGGCAACTTCTACAATGCCGTGCGCCGCACTGTGGGCGGCATGGTGGGGATGTTGTTCCAGAAGGAGATGGGGATCAAGGTTCCCGAGCGATCCAGAGAGCTCCTGGCGGACATCACCCTCGGCAATGTCTCGATGGAGATGTTTGCCTTCACCGCCACCAACGAGACGCTTCTCATGGGGCGCTATGGGCTGCTGATCGACATGACGAACATCCAGGGGCAGACGGTCCAGCGCCCTTATTTCGTGGGCTACCAGGCCGAGCAGATCATCAACTGGTCCGTGGAACAGATCGGCGGAGTCCAGGTGGTCACCCGAGTGGTGCTCAAGGAGAGTTTCGAGGAGACCGATCCGAAGGACGAGTTCGTGCGAGTGATTGGTGAGCAGTATCGTGTCCTGCAGATGATCGATGGGAAATATACCCAGCAGCTGTGGCGGAAGCCGGAGACTGCGAATGAGTTCTCCCGACACCAGGGAGTGGTGACTCCACTTCGTCGTGGAGTGGCTCTGGGGTTCATCCCGTTCATCTTCATGGGCCCTTTGCATGTGACATCGGAGCTCGAGTATCCTCCGCTGCTCGATCTGGCGGATGTGAACCTGGCTCACTGGCGCAATCAGGTGGACTACGAATACGGACTCCATCTGGTCGCTCTGCCTACGCCGTGGGTGGCTGGAGTCAAGAGCTCGGGACAGAGCGCAGCTGAGTCCACCGAGCCGATGAAGATCGGGCCCAGCGTCGTGTGGGAGCTCGATGTGAACGGCAAAGCCGGGATGCTCGAGTTCCAGGGCACCGGCATGAAGGCCATCCTCGAGGCCATGGAAGAAAAGAAGAAGCAGATGGCGTCGCTGGGAGCGAGGCTCATGGAGCAGGAGCCCAGAGTGCAGGAGACTGCTCAGGCCGTCTCGCTGCGCCACTCCGGCGATCATGCCACTCTGAAGACCCTCGCCACTGCCATGGGGCAGGCACTGACCCTCGCACTCCAGACGATGATCTGGTGGACAGGATCGGAAGACACTCCGACAAAGGTGACGGATGTTGGAATCGAGCTCAACAAGGAATACCTGAACACCAAGGCGACTCCACAGGAAGTGCAAGCGGCTCTCCAGGCTGTGCAGGCTGGGAAGATGAGCTTCTTGACCTTCTGGGCATTCATCCAGGCGGGTGGATGGGGTCGTGACGGAGTCACGGCTGAGGAAGAGCAGAAGCAGATCCAAACAGAGGAGCCCATCGTGGAACCGACCGTGCCTGAGCCCGTCGCATGAAGACCGAAATCGTTGCACCTGGAGGGGAGGAGATTCAGACCTTAGAGCATCTCCTCATGGTCTGTAAAGAAGCCCATGAGGACCCTCCTACTCTGAGGAAGCTGCTGCGGCAGAACATCACAGCGTTCCACCAGGCGACCCAGAGGCTCATCGGGGCACGTCGAAAGGTGCGGACACTCCAGTCCAGAGTGGTTCTGCTGGAGGGTTCGATCGAAGGGCTTCTCATGGGAGTCTTCAACAACGCGACGATCGTGGCCATCGAGAAGTCCACTGGGGATCGTATCGTCATCGAGGATCTCTACTGGTTCGAGGAGAACTTCGTCCGTAGCTTCAACGATCCAAACTACACATTCGAGATCACCCATGGCTCGTCAGAAATCTGAAATCGCCGACGTCCTCACTCTAGCAGACTCCCTCGAGCCCAGACTGGCCTCGGCTGTCGTCAAGGGGATGCAGCGTCTTCAATCCGACATCAGCATTTCCGATCTGGGAGCCATGATTGCTCATGGTGGAGGCCAGAACGTGGTGACGTCAGCCATGGTCGAGAAGGTGCTTAGCCCAGCGAAGACAATCGCAAAAGACGCGGTCATGCGAGGGCGAGTGCTCGGACGAAAGAAACTGCAGGAGGCTCTGCGATGACTTTGTCCACCCATCGACGTCGAGACTTTCGTAGTCGAACTCCACGAGCACGAGTGTGGCTGAATGACCAGGAAGTCACACAGGAGTGTTTCTATGTGGATGGTCGTCGAGGAGTGGTTCGTCTTTACGTGCGTCCTCTTCGCCCAGCGCCATGTGGCACGAAGCTGCTCACCGAGGAACGACGTGGGAGAGTTAAAGTGAGGATTACCAGATGAGGCCTGTCGAACCTACGGCTCTGCACGATGGAGCCACTCTTGTAGTCTTTGCCGAGAACCAGCCGCAATACGTGTCTCTTCCGGCTTCAGTGGACGAGTGCGTCTGTGGATGCACAACACAGGAATCCAGCACGGCCATCCAATGATTCCACTCTCTGTGGAGATCGTCGATGGGCCCGACAGGGAGAAACAATAATGGGTCTCCGCAAAGGGCCACTCATGCCTTCGATGGTGAATCCTCCGTCATCGATTGGTCCTGTCGTGGAAATTTCAAGAGCCCTCCCTCGTGATCGTCAGTGGGTCTCCCACAATGGCCGTCGCCAGCGTCTGAAGAATCTTCGACTCGTGTGCCGACCGATGCTCCAGTCGAAGAGTCAGATGGATATCGACGCGGTCGCCAGAGCGAGGAATCTCACTCTGAACGAGCCTGAGCCGGAGTATGGGATGCTCCATCTCATCTTCGCAGCGAAGGAAGCTGTTGATTCCACTGGAGTCGAGT